GAAGAACAAGCAACCACGAGTGTCAGCAGTAGAAGCAGTGTTTTGTGCTGCTACTTCCATTACTGGAGCGTTGCTTGAAACGTAGATGTCTACGCCGTAGAGGTTACCGATAAGGCCAGACTCTACACCACGACCACCAACGAAGTCCGAAGACACGTATCGGTCGATGCCCATCAGAGACTTACGTACTGCAGGTGGAACTACAAGTACACGGTTTTCCATAGGAACGTCAGCGTCGTCCATCAACTTGATAGCCTCACGGAAACCAAGGTCAGTGAAGTTGTCACCTGAAGTTACAGTGTCAACAGCGTAAGCAGAAAGGCCAGTAGCGGCGTTAAAGTATAAGCTGTTGCTGTTAACCCAGTTAGCACCAGTGTTAGCTGGAGACTGTGTACGAGTACCGTCACCGAAGCCAGTAGCAGCGTTGATAAGGTCAGTGTCTACCTTAAGAGCAAGCTGGTAACCAGCGTCTTCTGTGTAGAACTGACGGAGGCTGTTGAGAGCCTGTACTTCAACGATGTCTTCGATCAGACGTGAGTACTCGAAGTGACGGTCAACAGTGACAGTCAACTCTGACTCAAGGTTTGCTTGGATTGTTACAGCAGTTGATTCCGCCTTAGCAGAAGCTGAACCACGAGTAGGCTTAGGGATATGAATTACGTCACCCTTCTTGCCAGCCATTTGGATGCGCTTGACAAGNGGAGCCATCTTGAGGTTTTTTTGGTATGCAGCAATGATCTCGTCACTCCAGATTTCTGGAATAAACGTACCTGCTGCNGTNTTGTCTACNACAGCATTCGCTGTAAAGTAGGTTCCGGAAGTTTCGCCAGCCATGATTAATCTCCTTTAGATTACTTGACTCGACCCTCCGCGTAAGCTTGTAGTATTTCGTCTGACAATGCTTGGTAACGCTCAGGGTCTGTTTTCATTAGTTTAATAATGTCGGACCTGCGATATACCTTCTTACGTGAACCCTCACCAGTGCCTCGTGCGTTGCCTGTATTAGCTGCCTTGAGTGTCTGCTTACGTGCCTGTTTTTCAACTTGGGCAGTCTGCTGGGCTACTGTCTTCCGTTCTTTCCAGAGTGAGAAGAGTTCGTCCGCAGAGTCAGCGTCGTACTGTTGGTCAGCTGCTACAAACAACTGAGTCCTAATCTTAGATGCCTTAATCCATTCTGCAAACTTAGGATCACTAAGGATCGTCTGCATGTCTGGATGCTTGGCTTGAAGCGTAGCAAGTGACGACTGCTTTTTGTACTGCTCAGTGTACTGCTGTGCTTCTCTAATCTTAGGGTGATTCTCAATAGCACGATTGACGGCTGCTTGAGGATCTGTAAAGTAGTCTATATCGTCTTCAGGCTCAACGTGTTGCTGTTGAGGTGCTATGGGTTGTGTTTGAGTACTGATGTAGTCATCCACAACTTTACGAAGTTCGCCTACCTCAGAAGACTGACGACCCAATAGCTTTTCAGCTTCTTGGTGCATCTTGACTACGTCTTCTAAAGACTTACCTTGGTACTTATCTGGTAAGCTAGGTTCTTCTGGCTGAGGTTGCTCAACTTCTACTTCTTCTTGTTGAATCTCGTTAACTTCGTTTTGTTCGATTTGATCCGCGTTTTCCTCTTCAGGACGGGGATCTAGAATCGTTGCTCTAGACATAATTAAACTCCGTGATCGTTATCATTGTGGAGATGTGGTTATTTTTGACCTGCTTTTTCGTGCTCTTTGACCCACTTCATGTGAGCGCCGGGGAATGAACCATCGGAACCATTTAAGTGAAAAGACGGGGCAGATACCATTTTTGTAGCATTCGCGCCACAACCGCACCTACTGGTTGTGACGTTACTCGCTACCATTTCTTCAAAGACGTGTCCGTTAGTACAACGGAAGTCATAGATTTTAAACATCAACAGGACCTTCTTCTTCTGCTTCTGCTTGCTCTCTAGCCGCTTCTATAGTACCTTGGAGGTTAATTACAGTAGCGAAAGCAGCAACTTGGCCTTTACGGAAGTATAGGTCTTCTGTGTCCTTGACTGTCTGAATGTCAGCCAATTGTTGTGCATTGTTGGATAACTCTTGTAGGAGTTGTTTGAAACCTTCGTGATTGAAGAGTTCGTTGTAGTTGTCGAAGTAGGTTTCAAGCTCAGGAGTCATAGTTTCCTCTAATGTTGTTAACTATAGTTTTATTATAGCATACTTTTATGCAGTTGTCAAGTCTTTTTGCATGGCTTCTTGTCGTTCACATGCGTGACATTCGCCACAAACAACAAAACCAGTAAGCAACTCTGTAGGTTTTCTACAAGACCAGTAGTTGTTACGCAAGTACTCAGGCATACTTAAGTAGATACCTTTGCTGCGTTCTACAGAGTTGTACGTCATGTGTTCAAAAGGTGCTAACCAAATAGGCTTAACACGTCGAGTAGTGGACAGAGCGTTAAGTACACCCTGAGCCTCTGCTCCTTCGTCTCTACCTATATTGTAGTCGCCTGTGTACACAATGTTGAACGCTTTGCCTAAACCTGACGCTGCTCTCATAGCTTGAAACAACGCAAGAGTCATGTCCTTACCTCCGGGATACTTCATCTTAAGAGAGTAAACCGAAGAAGAAAACTCAAAGGGTCTTTGGTGTTCCTTCATGTAGTTAATTGTGTTTTTAACTGCTTCTGCTTCTGCTTTGACACGGCCTTCAGAGTTGTCAATATGTATTGAGTGTACGTGTATGTCCTGTTCTGTGTGTTCCAAAAGATTCCATAATAATGACACACTGTCCATACCGCCTGAGTACATCATTATAGCTGTTTCGTTTTTGTTTCCTTTAAAGTAATTTTTGTTTAAACATATATCTAAAGCTTGTTTTACTTTAGTTTCGTAACTCACTTTTTTCTACGTCTCCCTGAAGCTGTAACAGCGTGTTTAATTTTACCGGGACCTGTCTTACGACGAGCAGAAGAAGCTTTTTCAGCTTTGGTCATCTTAGCTGCAACAGCTTTAGGACGACAAGAGGGATAGGGGCGTTTGGACTCACCCTTCTTTGCAGACTTACGTCCACAGGGTTTACCTGTCTTAACGTCTACCCACTCTTCCTTAAACCACTTCTTAAGGGCTGCACCCTTCTTACTTTTTCTTACGGCCACTTTTGTTACCCCAGTTCTTAGCGCCTACCTTGCGGCATTTGGCGACTGCACCTGATGCGTACGCAGAAGGCCAGACTTTGTACCTAGCTTTAACCTTACGCGCACAAGCGTCGTTAGCTTTCTTACGTTTAGCTGGCATTAGTAACCTCGTTGTCCACCGGGACGCATTGGTTTCTTTTTCTTTTTGTTAGTAGCCGTACGTTGTCCACGCTTTGGTAGGCTTTTGGCTTTAGGTTTCATCTTATAACCGGGCATAGCTTTCTCCTTTGCTGTCTTAGACAGGTCTTCAAAATGGAAAAGTTTTACAGATGTTTTTCCGTGAGTTTTACCTGAGTGTAATGAACCATCAGGCATTTTGTGTGTAGCACCTGTAAACTCAGTCCGTCACGTTTATAATGTTTTACACCTTTAGCCATAGTATTACCATTTTTTACATGACCAGTATCTAGCTGTCAGCTTACTGGGTGGGTTTGTGTCACACTTGTGACGCGCTCTAAACGACTTCCGTCGTGCAGGCTGGTCTTTCTTAATAGTCATCTTGGCGTCACCAAAACGTATGGTCTTGGTTTTGTCACCTTCTTTGGCTACTACTACAAACTTCTTAGTCGGGTGACTAGGCGTCCGCTTTGGTTTGTTGTACCCGCTTACGCCCGCTCGTGCTAGTTTTGGGTCCTTTGACTTGGGCATCACATAGTTCCTCCACCTTGGTTTCCAGTTGGTCCACCTTGACTTCTAGGTCCTGTAGGCGTTGGAACGTTCCTTGGAAGTGGTTGTTGACTTGGTCGAGCAGGGACTGCATTTCTTTCTGTGTTATTAGCATTGATTCTACCTTCTATCTGCTTCTCTTTGAGGAGAGTATCAGCAACTTTCATACGTCGCTCAAACTCTTTATCTTCGGCGTCACCTTCACGAAGGTTTCGGGTGATAGCGTTGATACGGTCGATTTCAAGCTCCTGTGGCACTGCCTGAGCTTCCGCAGCCAACTTAGTAGCCCTAGCTTGTGACTCTTGAGCCTGCGCTGCCAAAGCCGCTGTCTGGGACTGCTGGAACTCCAGTTGTGCTTGCTGTGCTGCCTGAGTTATTTGTTGTTGCTGTGGGTTAGGCTGCATGGCTTGCTGCATAGCTGCAATGAGTTCTTCACGATTAGACAAGTTCATGTTGTCAACAATGCTTTGGATCAGGGTGTTGTACAACGGCGACTGTCGGTCCATAGTCTGCAACAACTGTACAAGTTGGGTTACTTCGTATTCCCTAGCGATAATGCCTAGTGTGCTACTAGCGTTAAACTTGTAGTCCGCAACAGGGTAGTTTTCTGGGTCAAACTGCATGTACCGATACGCAGCTTTTTTGACAAACGGAATTAGGAACG